TAGCGTTCGGTCGGGCGGCTCGTAGATGCGCTCGGCCTTCGGAATGTGCCACGACACCTGCCCCTCCGGGGTCTCGATGTAGAGGACAGGCCAGTCCGGCTCGGACGGATCGACGCCCCACGCAACCGGCCACCCGTGGTCAGCCATCGCCTGTGCGTATGCCTGAACGACGAGGTTGCGATCGACGTAGACCTCCGGAGACGTGGCGACCTTGACCCCGTGCTCGAATGCATCGACGATGTCGCCGTTGGCTTGGAACGTGGCGCCGCACGAGCAGCGATAGAAGTCGCTGAGCCCGTCGCCGTAGCCCTTCGGGTCGTCCTCGACGTAGGTCAGCTCGTGCTCATTCGTCGCCATCGAAGAACCCTTCAGAATAGGCTCCGATCTCGGGCGCGCCGTCCGTCACGTCGAGCCAGAAGATGCCATGGTCGCCCTCTTCATCGCGGAGCTTGAAGGCGGCCTCGTCTCGCTCCGTTTCAGTTTCAAACGGACCCTTGGCTTCGGGCTCGATGTCGCCCCAAACGAAGACGAGCCAGAAGGTCTTCATCGGTAGCGTCCGGGCGACGTGCCGTCGGCGATGTGCTCGCGGTACTCGGTGATCGTCTCGCGCATCCCGGCAACCACAAAGGCATCCTCGGGATCGCCATAGGCGAGGAGAGCGGTGAGCGCCTCCTCGTGCTGCTCGACCATGTCGCGCAGCATCTCGGGGTGGGCATCCTCAGCCTCGTCGTAGTCGAACGCGAACCGACGGGGCGTGCCGAGTCCCGGCTTGTACACCGCCCATTGCTCGACGCCGCCACCGGAGCCGGTGATGACGAGCGGACGGCGAGTGGCGCTGGAGTGCTCAGCCGTCCGTTCGACGAGCTTTTCGACGGCGAGAGCGACCTCGCGCGGCGAGAGGTTGTAGTGCTCGATGACGGCCAGCAGGGCGTTGCCGATCGAATAGCCGAGCTTGAACTCAGCGGGGTCACCGCGCATCAGGTCGGCGGCCAGCTCGGCGGCCGCGTCGACCTTCCTACCGCCGTTCTTCCGCAGGTAATCCTCGACGATGGTGGTCATGCAATCCCTCCGTAGTAGACGTGGACGACGAGGAAGCCCAGCTCCTGATGAGTGCGCTGGGCCGACCCGACGTAGCTGTATGAACCCTCGGGCACGTCCTCACCCGTGAAGACGGCCGTGAACCGATAGTCGCGTTCGCCCACGTAATGGCCGCTGCCTTCGGTACTGCCGGGGACGTGGCCCTCGACCCAGACGACGAGCTTCTGGCCCTGCCAGCCGACGGCCAGTGGGCGCAGACCGGGACCAGACACGACGATGGTTTCGCCTTGGGGCTTGATCTCGTACTTCAGGAGGCGCCTCACGACCCGGAGTCCCCGACGATCGGGTAAACGATCCAGCCGTCGCCCAGCGTGTCCCACTGAAGCCGGACCGTGGTGGCCCGGATGACGTCCTGAAGCTCATTCTTCTCGACCCGGACGGCAGGGCCTTCCCAGTACGCCCGGCCGTGGTAGTGCTCGACCTCGTAGAACCCCTCGGCCGACTCCATGTCGTTCACGAACTGGACCGCGTCCCTCGCGGTGTATTTCATCCGAACACCACCTCTCCGAAGACGCCGAACTGCACGAGCATGTCGGCGATATCGCTGTCGATCTCTCCGGTACAGTCCTCGCGGGCCATACCGAGGAGCTTCGGGACGGGCCAGCCGCCCTTGTCGAGCGGTGCCTTGGCCATCACCTCGAACCCGCGTCGGAGCAGCTCAGGTGTGATCTCGCTCTCGATCTCGCCCTTGCCCACCGGGTTCTCATAGCGGATCGTGTAGAACACGAAGTCATCGGGAACTTCGATGACGTGGAGGCTCGGCTGCCACCGCTCCCACTCGTACTTCAGGATCTGCGACCAGTAGCCGATGCCGCCCTCGGCCGCGGTGATCGCGATGTCACCGCACTCGACGCCGGTCAGGTCGGCGATCTCGATCTTCATCGATCCTCCGCCTGTTGCTGGTCGATCCCCTCGCGGCGCGGGAGGAAGTTGACGACCTGTTGATCGACGGTGATGACGACGCCTTGAGCGCGCAGGCGGGCGATGACCTCCTGAGCGTTGGGCTTGATGCCCGACACGTTGCTGCCGTCGATCCCATACGAGTCGGTGGCCTTCTCGACCATCGCCCAGAGACCGGGCGCGTCGGCGTTCTCGTTGACGCGTGAGTCGATCTTGATGATGTCGACGATCTCATCGACGATCAGCAGGCCCCTCGGGTAGAACATGTCGATCTCATCGACGAGGCCGGTCTTGACCAGCGCGTGGGCGATGGCGGTGCGGATGCTCATGGGGTCCCTCCCATCAGGGCGATGAACTCGCCCTCCTCGGATGAAATACACCGCGAGGGACGCGGTCCAGTTCGTGAACGACAGTCGAGCACGTTCTTGTTCTCGCTCAGGAGCGCCGACATCCAGTCGGCCACGTCCGCGCTCGTTGTCCATTCGGTGGGCGCGTCCGGGCCGACGACACGCGGGTCGAGAACGATCTGGACCGTGGTCACGAACGCCTTCATGGGACAGCGATCTCCTCGAACTCGGACTGCTCGAATACGTACTCGACGTCGTCGAGCCGGTCGTAGACGAACCAGTGCGTGCCGCTGGCCCCCTCGTCCTTCGTCAGATCGAGTGCGCTGGCTGCGGCCTGAAGCGCTTTCTCCTTGCCTGTGGACCGGCCGGGGAGCGCCTCAGCGATCGTCTCGTTGTCGTAGCCAACGACGAGCGAGACGATGAAGCGATCCTCGGTTCCGACGTAGATCGTCCCGACCTCGCGCTTCGCGGTGCGGAGCTTGGCATCCTCCCGGATGTACCGGGTGGTGTAGCCCTTCACGGCCGCGTGACCATGGCCACCAGCTTGCGCGCGGCGTCTTGCCGGTTCGACCCGAGGGCCTCCGCGCGAAACGTGCCCTTCGTGGCCTTGGCCACGTAGCGCTGGCCGATGGGCTCGAAGCCCGTGAAGGTGAAGCCGCGAGCTTTCAGCATCGCGACCTCCATGTCGGTGAGCATATGCGCTCTCCTTCCTGCCCCACGAAGAGGGGAGGGACCGGACGCGTGGGCACGTCCGGTCCCATGATGGTACCGCCGGGTACCTAGAACGGAGGGTCGTCCGACGTGATTGGCCCGGGGTCGGGCAGCGACCCGTCACCGTGGCCGGGCCGGGTGCTCTTCTCGCAGGCCGGGCAGCCGTCGACCGTGAACCCGACGTGCTTGTCGAGGAAGTGGTCGCGGTTCATCTGGAGCTTGATGTTCTCCCGCTCTTCGAGCAGGTTCTGCGCTTTGGCCCGCTCGATGTCGAGCGGCGTGCAGTCGCCGTCCATCGGCCCCTTCACCGACTCGGGTTTGGGCAGGCTGAACTGGTCGGCCGGGATCGCCTTGATCTTGTCGAGGACATGCTGGATATCGCTGCCGTTGAGGACCGACGCGATCGTCGACGCGTCATCCTTGTCGAGCCTGATGATCTGGCGTGCCGACCAGCCGTCCTCGGTCGAGGCACGCTGCGAGATAGTGATGACGCCATCCTTGTCCCGCGTGAAACGGAAGACCTGCTGGGAGTCGTCCGTGACGACCTCGATGCCGGTCAGGCGGTGCTCGGTGCTCTTGCCCTGAATGTGGCCCATGCGACCTCCTATCGCTCTTCGTAGCCGTCGAACCACTCGCCGAAGAGGCGGGTGCGACGACGAGCCCAACTGCCTTTGGCCGTGGAGCTGCTGGTCTCGGGGTCCTTGCAGTGCGCCTGCGCCTCCTCCAAGGTCACGCGCTGCTGGATGATCCGGCGCCGGAGCGTCGGGTGGTCCTTGTAGAACCGGACGATGTTGTAGTGCCTCCCCTCGTTCACAGCGTGTGCTCGGCGCGCTCGCGGGCGCCACCACCCTTCAGGCGACCGCAGCTGGCGCAGAGATCAGGGGCGTGCCGCTCATCGGTCGGCTTGAATGAGTGGAACCCGTCCATCTGCGGACCGAGCGGGAAGTCCTTCGTGATCTGGATCTGCCGCTCGATGTCGTCGGCGAGGATCTCGCCCATCGCGGAGCGGACGTACGCGGAGTTGCGGCGGATGTAATCGACGAAGTCCATGAACGCATCGTCCGTCGGGAACGGCTCACTCGTTCGGATCACGAGCTGCTCGATGAACCGCTTCACAATCTCGACGTGGCGGTGGTAGTTGAAGTGCGGCGTGAGGTTCATCGACTCACCCGTCTCCTCGGTCATGCTGCCCTCCTTGCCTTGCGCCACTCGGCCGCGATCGGCCGGAGGCGTTCGTGGAACTCGTCGCCCATCGCCATCCAGAGTGCGGGGTACGAGTTGTGGACGGTGCCGTACAGCTGCTCGGTCGCCTCGGCGTCGGGGTCGAGGTCGAGCATCGCTGCCCAGCGCTCGTACTCGCCGCCGACCGCCTCGTAGCTTCCGAGCAGCTGCCATGTCAGCTCCTCCTGCGGCAGCTGGCGCAGCTCGGCGATGGTCATGCACGCCGCCCGGTGCGGTCGAAGCGGTACTCATTGATCTCGCCCATTTCGAGCAGGTTCTCCTCGCTGGCGAGGTACTCGGCCTCGTCCCGGAGGACCCGCAAGCCGTAGGCGCAGAGGTCGCTCAGGAACTCGTTGGCGTCTTCCTTGAACTGGTCGCTCAGGCCCTCGTAGAAGTAGTCGAGATCGAACTCGTCGCTCTTGGAGTAGAGCCCATTGACCCTGTAGACCACGAGGCCCTGCTCCCGGACGATCCGGGCGTCCTTCGAGCGCAGGTCGAGATTGCGGATCTGGTGCCCGGTCGCCCTGATCGCCGTCGAGGCGTTGCCCTCGGTGTCGCCGTAGCCGAGGAGCGGGATACGGACGTCGATGCCGCTCAGGTAGATCTTCAGGGCGCGGAGGAACTTGGTGGTGTCGATAGACGATTGGCGGGGAAGGACGAACTTCGACCCGCGATCGAGGTCGAACTCGATGTCGTTGGCCTTGTACTCGATCCCACAGGCGACGAGCGTCACGTGGATGTCCTCGGCGGCGGTGTCCCACCAGTCGTAGTCGTAGAGGCCATCCCGCAGCCAGTTGAGCGCGTTCTCGAATGCGCCTCCCTCGATCTCGTCGTCCTGCTCGGACGCGGGACGCTCGTCGAGCGCCTTCAGCTCGGCCAACGTGTAGAGCTTGCGTTCGGTCTGCTCCACGACCGCGTCACCGTCCTTGACGGTGGTGATCTCGTTGAGCGGCATGTGCTCTCCTTCCGTGCGTGGACTTGCCAGTTGAAGCCGAAGCATTCGCCCTTCCCCAACGATGCGAGGCGTAAGGATCCAGCCAGTTGCCCGGCGCAACGTGCTGACCTGAATGGCCAGCATCCAGCGTGCATCGAACACCGGAGTAGACGAACACGCCGCTCGCTCGGCGGTAGCTGCGACACCTCACGTGAGTGGCCTGTCGGACATCAGGATCTCGCCGAGCGTCTCGCCCGTGTCCCAGCCCCACTGCTCACGAGGCGCGAGCAGCTGGCCGAAGCTGTTGTAGTCGCGGCCGCACCGCTCGCAGGTGTTCGTCATTAGCATGTCGATGACGACCTCGGCCCCGCACTGGCACCTGAGCATGCCCGGCTCCCAGTACCTGTGCTCGTTGCGCCTGATCCCACGGTCGACCACCTTGCGGCCATCAACTGTGCCCGTGATGCAGGCAGCCCAGTTGCCTGACCACGAGTCGTGGTACTGGTCGGGGAGCGCCTCGCCCTGCTCGTTGCAGGGGAAAGCGAAGCCCCAGCCGTCCTCGCCCTCGTAGTCGAAGACCCGAGAGAACGAGACGACCGTGATCCGCTCGCCTCGCTTGACCCAGTCGGTCATCGTCCGGCCTCCCGTGCTTCGGCCGCGGCCTCTGGGTAGACAGCCTCGATCCGTGCGAGCCGCTCGTCGCGCTCGAATAGGTAGACGATCTCGCTGCCATCAGCCGCGGCCTGAGCGGCGCAGACCGAGCAGCGGAGTAGGTGGTCGGCCCTCGGACCCTCGCCATCGATGACGTACACTGCGGGCGCCCCGCAGTCGTAGCACTCGCCGAACTGCGGGTCCCAGTCGAACTCGACGTGGACCAGCCCGGTCTCGGGGTTGGGGGTGAGCTTCATCAGCAGTCCACCTTCGTGAACTCACCGATGACCACCTGAAACTGACCGACCTCGATGATCGCCCAGCCGACCGTCTTGCCCTCGGCGTTGTACTTGGCGGTCTCGCGCTCGATGCGAGCGCGCAGCTGCTCGGGCGTGTCGGCTGGCTCACCCGGTGAGCCGAAGCCCGACGAGTCAGCCATGAAGTATTCGACCAGCTCCCAGCACGGCGGCACGTAGCTACCGAGGTTCGGGAATGGGAACGGCGGGCCGAGGTCGTCGCCTTCCCAGAAGACGAACGGGATGCGGCCTTCGTCGGCCGCCTGCTCGGCAGCCTCCTGCTGCATCGAGCGGATCGTGTCGCCGTTGAACATTCAGCCTGCCCTCCTTGCGCTGTAGTCCACGAACGGACGGGCGCCCGTCGTGCCGTCGAGGAGTTGCGACTTGATGAAGTCGCGGATCCAGCGCTGCCACATGAGCCGCTGGTCTCGTCGCTGGAGGCGCAGGTTGACCATGTACTCGGCCCCGCCGATCTCGGCGAAGTAGTACGGCCCGGCGCCCTTGGCCCGGAGCGCGTTGTAGATGAGAGCCGGAGGGAACTCCGAGCGCTCGATGTGACGGAGCAGGTGAGCCTTCGGTCCACCCTCGCTCGTCCGACCGGCCATGGTGGGGTTGGAGCAGTCCCAGCACGCGATCGCGCCGCCGCTGCTGTCCATGGCGTCGACGTACAGGCCCTCGTCGCTCGCCGATTGAACGTACGCCCTGACGTACTTGTCGATCGCCTTGACCAGCGCCGTGTCATCCACGGGCTCGGGCTGCGGGTTCAGGATCGTCTCGCTGTCGATGTGGATGCCGTCGAAGTACGGCCCGACCGGCTGCCAGTGGGGACCGAACATCCACCAGCGGTTGGTGCCTTTGTGGCGCTTCGAGCCGACCCGCAGGCCATACGAGTAGCCGCCGGGGCGGAACTCGTTCATCCGTGCCTTGGTCGTCATCGTGTACCAGCCGCCCGTGCTCAGCTCGTACGAGCCGTCCCGGTGGAGTTTGATGACGTAGGTGCCGTGGAGCCTGATGCCGATCGTGTCCGCGTCGATGCGCTCGACACGGGTGTTGTTCGCGATCGGCCGCGAACTCTTGTTACGACCTCCGGAGAGGAAGGACTCCGCTTCTGAGAAGTACATGGTCGGTGTGACCTCCTTCGCGCGTAACGAGTGGACGTTTGCCGGTTAGCCCCGAGCCTCCCTTCACGAGTCGTCCGAGAGCGCGGCCAGCAGCTCTGGCGAGAGACGCCCGCGATACCACGAGATCACCTCGCTCTTACTGAAGAGCTTGATCTTGCCCTTGGCCACGGTGGCGACTGGCCGAGGGAAGTTGAGGCGTTGCTGCCAGTTGCTGATGACGTTGGCTCTGACCCCGAGCAGGCGAGCAGCATCACTCGCGCTGATGAGATCATCGACCTCGATCTTCACGAGTCGCGCCATGGCCGCGCCTGATTGCGGCGGCGGGCATCGCGCCTGTCCATGCGTTGGTTGAACAGGACGACGAACTTCACGATGAGCCAGACGCCGCCGATGGCGACGAGGATCATCAGCCACGGATCGAGGGTCATCGGACGAGCCGATCGCAGGCCATGGCCGAGTTCTCGCCGTCGCCCTGCTGCCAACACAGGGCGCCGTTCTCGATTGTCCACGTCACGCCATCAGGCGTGGTACACGCGGACAACAGGATGGCCACGAGCAGGGCCAAGCGCTTCACTTGCCGCGATCTCCCCACGGGCTCTCGAACCCGCCCTGCTGGATGACGACGCGATCGAACTTGCCCGTCCGGCCATCGCCGTCGTACCAGTAGCCCTCGGGGTCGCGACGACGCAGGATCGTCTGGCCCGTCAGGCTGTCGATGATGCGGTCATCCTCGATGGCGACCGCGGTGAACGGACCGAGCACGTGCTCGACGTTCTGGGTGATGCGCTTCTCGATGACCAGCAACCAGACGTTCATCGACCGAACCGCCTGATCTGCGACTCGTAGAGATCGTCGCGCTCCTGCTCGGCCAGTTGATCGTCGGTCTCCTCTATCACGCCGAACGCTTCCTCGAACGACGCGAACTCGACGCGCGCGGCCTCGGCCGACCCGAACTGGTGGCCGTAACGGAAGCCCTGCGTGTCGCAGGTGATGAACCAGTGCTCAGGCTGGCGCGACCACGGCACCGCAGCCTCCGTGAACAGGTGCCCGACGAGCGGCGAGATCGACAGGTCGCCCGAGTAGCCGTCGGCCCACTCGGTGTTCGAGTCGAGCCACTCGACCTTCAACGCGGTGCTCGGTTCGAGCCCCTCGAACCTGCCGGGACCGACGTACGGCGAGATCCGGTTCAGGATCGCGATCACCCAGCGCAACGAGGCGAGGCGCATGGTGATGAGCGGATGCGACAACTTCCAGAGCCAGCGGCGGAACCGGACACTTGAGTAGCCCTCCCACTGATCGAACGTGCTGGCCCGGTCGACGAAGTCGCGCAGCCAGCGCCACGGCCAGCCGTACCACATGTAGCGGTAGGTCAGCAGCTGCTCGCGGCTCTTGACCCGCCAGCGGTAGTCGACGAGCCAGAGCCTGACTCGCCAGCTGATGAACTCGATCACGAACTGAACCTCTATTCCTTGGCCCGACGGTCGTACGCGAACCATTCGCGCTGCCCCGTCTCAGGGTTGCGGCGTGTCCAGAAGAACGGGGCGCCACCGTAGGTGACGCTGGGTGCGCGCTCCCACCCTTGGCCATCAGGGCGGGGCGCGGTCGGGACCGCGTATCGGCGGGTCACTCGATCCCCAGCCTTTCCCGGCCGATCGTGCGGCCGAAGTCGTATGAGCGCGAGAGCAACGAGTCGGGATCGTCGTCGTAGGTGGCCCCGACGTCGCCCTCGGCCTCCTGAACACCCTTCGCGAACGCGACTACCACGTCCTCGATCGAAGGCGTAACGAGCGGCGGATTGCCAGTTCCCTCCGAGCAGTAGCGACAATCGCAGAGCTGGCCGTCAACCAACGTGTCGCGTTCGGGGTGGACGAGGCTGTATCTGGCCTTGACGCGGACGCCGCTGTCCATGCCGCTGACCTTGCCGTGCATGAACGAGCCCGAGACCGCGAGGTGCGTGTCGAGTAGTCGCGCCTCGACGATCGAGTCCGAGCACGGCGAGTCGTGCAACGAGAGGCCGCACTCGATGACGACGCGGATCTCGGCATCATGCCGAACGAGCACGCTCTCGCCGATCATGCGATGCCTCCGTTCAGGATGATGTAGATGGCGATGAACACGACGATGGCCGCGAACGAGCGCGCGTCGCTGCCAGTGCGGCCCGATGCACGCGCACCGGGCACACTTCGCCTATCCACGGCGGTGCGATGACGCGATCGCGATCGAGCGTGGGCTGATCGGTCGCGGCTTGCGAGCCTGCTTGACGGTGTGACCGTCAGCGCGCAGCTCACGCTGCTGCTCGATGATCTCGTCGTGTGTGCCGCGCATCTCGGTGAGGCGACCATCGACGTAGAACCACTGACCTGCGCTCATCGCCAGTCCACCACCGCGAGCGCGCGGTCGAACGAGCGATGAAAGCCGGGCTGCTTCGCCATCGCCATGAGGCGGGCGAAGGTGAGCAGCGCAGTGACCTCGTCACCACGCCTTCGTGCGCTCGTGTTGAGGCGTACGAGCTGCTCCACGATGCGGTCCACTGTGCGATCTCCCTTCGTAGGCTACCAGTGCAACACGTGTAGCGTGTGGCGCCTGCACCTGTGCGCCGCACGTCCTCTGGTCGAGGGTTAGACAGGCGATGAGAACCGCGACGTCACGCCGACCGGAGTCGGGATCGCGTAGGTGAGCTGCCCGACGGCCGCACTCGTCTGGTCCTCAGAGGAGAGAGACGACAGAACAGGAACGCGGCGAGGCGTGGGGTTCGTGTGAGCCGAGGCGGACGCAACGGCCGAGGGCTCACTCACGAGTGCGCTTGCGGGGGTCGCCGATCCGCTCGATGAGCGCACACACTTGACGTCGTCACAGTCGCGACCGGCGACGTAGTGGCAGACGCAGAGGCAAGACGAGGCGGACCAATGCTGGCCCGACGAGTGGCGGTTCACGATGAAGGTCCTCCAGCACGAGACATGAAGAAACCGCCGCCCGCGACGTTCGGGTGAGCGCAACGAGCGGCGGCGATGCCGTTCCGGTGCGAGCCGCTCGCGCGGCTCAGGTGAGTCAGCGCGGCTCGTGGCCGCCCTTGTCGACACCGTGCACGGCGGCACGCTTGGCGGTGCGGAACGTCCGCGAGCAGGGCTTGTCGGCCGAGCACGGGATGTCGCGCGCGGAGAAGTGTGCGGACGCGGCCGCGACTGGCGCTGCCTCGACCAGTAGGGCTTCGAGCTTCGCGATGCGCGCGAGCAGCTCGGCCGAGTTCGTGCGAGCCATGATGCGCTCTCCTAGGATCGTGTGGTACGCGCGCGCCGCGAGTGCGGAGCGTAGGGCGTCCCTCGCCTGATCACTGTAGGCCCCCGGGGGCATGGGACCCATCCCAGAGCGCTTCAGCGGGCTTCGAGCGTCGCGCCCCGAACGGCGTCACACGGCGGGATGCGTCGGGACGGCCCGGCAGGATCGCCAGACGAGGGCGCCGTGGCCGGACCTGAACGGACCGGATCAGGATCAGACAGGATCAGACAGGATCACCTGACGGGTCGGACCGGGCGGTAGACGGACCTGAGTGGTACCATCCGTGAGCGAGCCCGACTGAGCGGAGAAATGGACGAGCGTGAACGAGCCCCTACGGACGGATCAGGTCACCGAGAGCCAGAAGGTCCGAGCGCGCGGCAAGCTCCAGCGCGCGGTCAAGGACGGACGGATCAGGAGAGAGCCCTGCGAGTTCAGGGTGGTCGTTCGGACGAACGACGAGGTCCGCGGCGAGTCGAGGAAGACTCAGCTCTGCGGTGAAGTGGAGACCGACGCGCATCACGACGACTACTCGAAGCCCCTTGACGTGAGGTGGCTGTGTAGACGGCATCATAGGGCAGTCCACGACGCCGTCAAGCCCCAACCGCTACCCATTCGTCCGGGGGCCATCATCAGCTGGCGTCGGCTCCGGGACAGTGCGGGCGCCTTCGATGAACCCGTCTTCGTGATGAGGGGCTCACCCGAGGGAGCGGTCCTCGCTGGCGCGTGGATCCCGAGCTGGATGCTCGACGAACTAGATGCGAGGGCGAGATGACCGAGACGCGAGCCGACATGCCACGAGATGCGCTGGCGCGGGCGCTCGAAGAGCATTGGCCGACGCTCGTCTTCGAGGAAGGTGACGGGGACCTCTGCCGATGCTCGTGCGGCGAACAGGGCTTCGACTTCAAGCAAGGTCGAGAGTGGTTCGCCGCTCACCTCGACGTCGCCCGGTCCGGCTCTCAGGCTGAGGAACCGCCGCTGCCCGATCCGACGTGGGCGCACACGCCGCAGAACGATCCTGCGGGTCTCTACGACGATAGTTGGGAGTACAACACCGGCTCTCAGGCTGTACCGGGGGACCGGCTGCGAGAGGCGCTACACAATCTTCGTCGCTCGTGGGAGGGACGGTGCAGCAACCCCCGGTGCCCGTCGCAGCACGAGGGGTACGCGCCGGATTGCACCGAGGCCGCGCTAGTTGAGGTTGAAGCTGCCGCTCTCGGCGCCGAACCCGTCGCACCGCCAGCGCCAGCACCCGAGCCGTCGTGGTCATTCAAGAAGGGCACCCTCCGCGACCGGCTTGAATGGGCTCGGGATCAGCACCAGCTCATGGTCGAGTGGATGGACGTACCGGGCCACAAGGCCGAGGCCGCGTCGCAGAGTTTCCACCGCGCCTGCGTCGATTGGTACGCCGACATGATCCGCCAATACGACGAGCCCGCTTCTAGCGACGTCGCACCGCTGGACGGCATCAAGTTCGTCACCCCGGTGCAGGCGGGCGAAGCGATGCACGACGCGTTCCGGGAGCTAGCCCCCACCGCTCATCTGGGCGGGCCGGAGGGTTTCGTTCGGATTGACGTCATCCACCAGCTCATCGACGAAACGATGAAGGCACTCAGCGAACCGATCGTCCTCCACCCCGACACCGCCGGGGAGCCGGGAGAGAGGACGACGTGAGCGCGATCTATGTCGAGTCCCCCGAGTGAAGCAGCCTGACCCTGAGTGCTCGGATTGTGGAGCACGGATGCAGGAGTGCCGCTTGACCGGCGAGTTCTTCTGGCGGTGCCCGTGGACGAAGGACTACGAGTGGACGATCGAGACGCACACGATCCCGAAGCAGCTCTTCTGCGGCGGCAAGCCGCTGGGGCGGCGGATCCCGGGCGGGATCAGGATCGACAGCGTGGCGTAGTGATGCACACCATAGATCGCTGTGCGCTGCACTGGTGGAACCCGGCTGCTCCATTCCCGAGGGACGGCTGCCCGTGTCGGCGCGGGGTGACGGTTTTCCTCAGCCACGAGTTGGTCGATGCGAGGTTGGTGCCGCTGCCGGAGATCAGCGGCACCTTTTCCATGCTAGACGGGTCGGTCGAGATCAAGGAGGGGGACGAGGTCTTCTTCTACACGCAAAAGAACGTCTCGCTGTTCTACCACCTGCTCTACTCGGCGCGCGAGCACCTGTTCGGCGTGCCCTATCCACAGGAGCAGGTGTTCAGCGGCCACGTCAAGGAATGGGAGGCGAAGGAGGATGGAATAGTGGAAGGGACGTTCGGTCCATGAGGACGATCAGCCTCCGGAAGTTCAGGACCGAGGTCGCCGACCTGACGGATCAGGTCGAGGTCACCCGGCGTGACAGCGACGGCAACATCCACCTGCTCGGCTTCTGGACTCCGTATGCGGCGAAGTCCGATCAGGTCCAGTTGCCAGTGCGGCGGCTGGAGATCCCTGTTCCGGAGCCGACTGGACCGAAGATCGTCAGGACGCCGGAGGAAGCCGCCGCGGCCGTGCCTGCCCGTGGTGAGCCGTACCCGAAGGAGCAGCAGGCCGGGAGAAGGAGGAAGCGATGACCGCTCTGACCGGGGCTGAGCGGATCTCAGTCGAGCGAGCCCGTCAACTACTGCCGAGGGAGGACGGCGGCGAGGGCTGGAACGCCGCGCATGACCGAGGTCAGACTGACGCGCTGGCCCGCGCAGCCGCGGCGTACGCGTTGCCTGCTCACCAGCGGCTCTTCGAGTATGCCAGCGGCGCGTGGAAGATCAAGCTCGATCTAAGGCATCACATCTGGCCATGGAAGGCCATGTGGTGGAAGCCGACACCGAAGGATCGTATCCGGGAACTGGAGAAGGCAGGAGCCCTGATCGCCGCCGCGATCGACTCGCTGCTCCAAGAGGAGGGATGACATGCGGGTCAACGTCTACGACCACGAGCTGACAGATCGGGTCGAGGTCGCCAAGGCGACGGCCGACAACACCGGCCAGAGCTTCTACGGCGTCCGGATCTACGTCGGTCCGGTCATCATGCACCAGCCGGGCGACGACGACAGCTCGGCGGTCACGTGGTGGGTGCCGTGGTCCCAGCGAGGCGGCCATGACCTCCGGCTGCTGAAGTCGGCGTTCCAGAAGGCGCTGGCCTCGCTCGCCCAGATCGAGGCCGAGATCCGGCTCGACTCGGCAAACAAGGCTCGGGCCGAACTGGACGCCGAGATCGCGATGACGCCCTCGATCGATGCCCATGGCAACGAGCTGGCGCCGGAGATCGTGGAGAACCCACGACGCCACGCCGACGGTTCGTGGCGCCCGTGACCCGGTTCGAGGGCGTGCTCCTGAAGCCGCTCGACCAACAGGCTGACCGGGACGGCTCGCTCATCGACCCGGACGGGGTGAAGTTCGATCCCGACGAGACCTACACGATCTGGCGGGAGTTCAACTACAGCGTCCCGGACGACGTGCTCGGTAGCGGCAAGATCCATCGAGCCGAAGATGGTTCGCTGATCGTCACTGGCGAGCTGAACGAGAAGGTCCCATTCCCGCGCGACGAGCCGGTTCCGTGGCGCCTCGCGATCCTCGCGATCGGGATCAAGACGGAAAGCATCATCCGCGGCCAACGAGTATCTGAGTGCGAGTTGTTTGGCATCGGGCTGACTGGCAACCATGTCGACCCGACCCAGCCACCCGTTGTCGTCAAGGGAACGATCAGGAAGGAAGTACAAATGATCGACAAGGCTGAGATCGAGAAGCGGTTCACCCATCATCGCCCCGATGCCGACGCGCAGGAGAAGCACGATTGGGCGCGAGCCGCCTTCAAGGCGTTCGCCGAGCAGCTCGCCGACTCCCTGCCCGACAGCCGCGAGAAGAGCCTCGCCTTCACGGCGCTCGAAGAGTCGTCGTTCTGGGCGCACGCGGCAGTCGCACGAGCGGGCCGGTAGGAACGTTGGTGTGCCGCGCTACGTCCGTGACCACGACTCGGTCGGGGACGGTGAGACCTGCACCCGGTGCGGCTCGCTTCGTATCCGTCACATCAAGCAGTCCAGCGGTCACGCGCCCGTTCCGGGAGCAGATGGTCGATGCGACCACGAACTCGGTGACGGGCGCTGCGGCCGTCTCGTTCGGTTGATCCGTGCCGAGGCGCGCCGCTCCTACTGGATCCACACCGGCAAGCGAAGAGTGCCATTGCGCCGAGGGTGAGAATGCTCGCCTCGTCGAATATCGAGGCAAGTGCCTGATCGTCTGCGGCACGATGATCCCGGCGAAACACTTCGTCTGCCGCCCGTGTGCTCTCGGGAACCACACGGGCGGCCCCTGTCGACAGTATGTTCCCGATTACCCGCGCAACCTCATCAAGACGTGCAGAGAGTGCGGCTTCGACGGTGCGCTCCACGAGGTGGGCAGCAATGGCCAGCGGAACTAGATGAACCAGATCATGCCGGTCGGCGACGGCGTCCTGATCGCGATCGAGAAAAAGGTCGACATCGGCTTGTTCAGGGTGCTTCAGGCCACGTGGGAGGCGCGGTTCCCGACGGTCCCGTGCCTGATTGTGTCCGAGGCCCAGATCGTCCAGATGCCGAACGACGCCGGGATCCTCTTCGAGTTCACCGGCCACGACATCAGCCCGACGTTCATCGCCGAGTTCCAACGATGGTGGGAGGAAGTCAATGGCGCAGAGCAGGTTTCCGGTTCTAGGGATAAGGGGAGGGCCACACCCGCCGACGATTGAGCTGTCGCTCGACGGCAAGCCGATCACGAAGACTACCGGGCTCGACCTCCGGCTCACGATGCAGACCGACGACGTCGCCCGGGCCACGTGGGTCCAGATCATCGAACCCGACATCGAGGTCGTCCTCGGGCGACAGTTGTTCCGGGTGACGATCAACGGGCTCAACCTCGGCGTCGTCACGGCCAAGGCGGACACTGTCTGGCAGGCCGTGGCCGACTGCGCGAAACAGCTTGAGGCCGCGGCCAGAGAGGAGGCACCAGCGAGCACCAGCTAGTTGCACACGGTGGTACCCTGTTGACGTCTAGTGGTCGTCCCCCCGGGCACTAGGCAAGGGGTACGCGCGGCGGGTCGCCAGTCCAAGAGGCGGCCCGCGCGCTTTCTCCCGGGGGCAGGAGGGATGCGAATGGGCCGACACCCCCGGCGTTACCGGAAGCGACGTCCGCGGCAAGTCGCGAGCGAGGCTGAGCTACTCGCGGTCCTCGAACGGAACGGCTTCATGGAGGTTCCCATTGGTCGACAAGACAAAGGGCTCACCGATCCCGGAGCGACGGCCGATCGAGACGAAGAAGTCCGAGAAGCCATCCACGCCTGACGAGCAGGCTGATCCAAAGTTCGTCCGAGGGACGATCGACCCCCCGACTATCAAGAAAGGGTCCTGAACTCCATGGTGACCACGCTTTCCACGCTGCGGTACTTCCAGCCAGCCGAACCCAAGGACGCCGACTGGCATGCCTATCGGGAGGACTCGCCGAACGCGCTGTGCGGCATGATCGCGCTCCGTTATAACGTCGACTCAATCCAAGACGCGCTCCCGGGTGGCGCCAAGCTCCACGGTCCCTGCGCCGACAAGCTCCGCTCGCAGGAGGACGGCACCGAGGCCGCCAGCGAGCCCGGCGAGATGACCGGCGAGATGACCGAGGATGAGGCGACCGGCACCGAGGAGACCCCGACTGGCGAGGAGACACCCGTCGATGAGGAGACCGGCGAGACTTCGGCCACGCCGGACAACGAGCCCAGCTGAAAGTTGGGCTCCATAGCCGAGTGTCTCGCCGCCCTTCCGGTCGAATACCTGCCGACGGGCGACAAGGCGCTCATCACGGCGTGGGCCGTCCTACAGGCTGACGATCGTCCCGGCCACGACTACGTGGCCGCGGTCCTCTGTCTGGAGGACGGCTCATCCGTCATCGCCGAGACGAGCCAGTTCAAGTTCGACTACCGCTGGCATCAGGGGAAGCAGAAGTTCGTCGACGTTTCAGCTATCCCGGACGCAGGAGATGAGGAACCAGATGCCGACACCGATCAAGAACATGCCGATCTTGGGGGTCAGAGCTTTCCGGGACCAGTTCCCGACCCTGACCGAGCCGACGAGGGTGATCCGGGCGACGAGCCGCAACGGTAGCGGGCCGGTCGTGCTGGGCGTCTGGATGCCCCAGAAGCAGGCCGAGCCGAAGGCCAAGAAGGGTGCCTGATGCGACCAGCGAGGTCGAGGAGTGGGCTCGCGGCGATTGGATGCAGCTCTTCAGTGGTCGGCGGTTCTACCCGCTTGATCCGCAGCCGGTCGACATCGCCCCAGAGGACATCGCGCACGCTCTCTCGCTCCTCTGCCGATATGGCGGTCATCTCGACCGCTTCTATTCAGTGGCCGAACACAGCGTCCTGATGTCGCAGGCGGTGGCGCCCGAGCACGCTCTGGTGGCCCTGCTCCATGACGCGACCGAGGCATACGTCGTCGACGTCCCTCGGCCGCTGAAGCGATACCTGCCCGATTACAAGGCGATCGAGGCGTCGGTCTGGAACGCTATCTGCCTCCGGTTTCATCTCGCAGGCGATCTCCCGCCAGAGGTCAAAGAGGCTGACACCCGGATCCTTCTGACTGAGCGCGACGTGCTGATGTCGCGAACCATGTACTCGTGGTCGATCGAAGACATGGAGCCGCTGCCCGTCACGATCCAAGGCTGGGCTCCGACCGATGCGGAGGAGAAGTTCTTCGCTCGACTGGAGGTGCTGTTCCATGAGTGAGAGGCTAGTCATGGCCCGGGTCGTCGGCAGGACCGACAACGGGTTGCGGGTCCGCCCGATGGGAGCCCCGGATAGCACGCCGCACTCGATGTGCCCCAAGCTGAGCTGGTGCCAACCAGCCGAAGTCGCCCTCGCGGCGCTCCAGAAGGACCAGCCACTACCTCGGCGCGGCTGATGGCCAGCAAGATGCTGGAGATCGGAGCGGGGCTGACCCTTCCGCTCTCGTGGATGACCATGGCGTCGGTCGTCTACGGCAACCGGGGGACCGGCAAGTCGACATTCGGACGGGTCATCGCCGAAGAGATCGTGAACCACGGCCAGCGGTTCTGCGCTCTGGACATCGCGGGCGCCTTCTGGGGCTTGAAGGCGTCGGCCTCCGGGACTGATACGGGCCTTCCCATCGTCATCTTCGGAGGCGAGCACGCCGACGTCCCGCTGGAGACCGGCGCTGGGACCAAGGTCGCCGAAGTCGTGGCCTCGATCAGCCAGTCCGTGATCCTCGACTTCGAGCTGATGTCGAAGGGCAAGCAGATCGCCTTCCTCGGGGAGTTCCTCGAACGGCTCTATCACATCAACCGCGACCCGCTGCTGCTCCTCATGGACGAGGCCCAGCGGTACGCGCCCCAGAAGCCAATGAGCGTCGAGGCGAACAAGACCCTCGGCGCGACCGAGGACATCGTGAAGCTCGGCCGGAAGCACGGCCTTGGCCCGGTCGTCTTCACTCAGCGCGGCTCCGGGCTGAACAAGGAGGTCAGCGAGCTGGCCGACGTTCTGGTCGCGTTCCGTTCACCGGGCGTCCTCGACCAGAAGCGCATTAAGGAATGGCTGGAGGCGAATGCCACCGCCGAGCAGCAGAAAGAGGTCATGGCCAAGATCTCATCGCTGCCGACCGGCACGGCGATCGTCGCCTCGAACCACCCTGATCTGCCGCTCTTCGGGGCGTTTGCCATCCGGCGGCCGCGTACGTTCGACAGCTCGGCAACCCCGAAGCCCGGTGAGAGGCGGGTCGAGCCGAAGGTACTCGCGCAGGCCGATATCGAGGTCCTGAAGGTCGAGATGGCCGAAGCTATCGAACGGGCCAAGGCCGAAGACCCGAAGGAGCTGCGGAAGGAGGTCGCCCGCCTGAAGGGTCAGATTGCCGATCTCATCGCGGATCCTATGAAGGTCGAATACGAGACGATTGTCGAGAAGCCGGTGCCGTTCCTGACCGACGAGGCCCGCGCACAGATCGACGAGCTGACGGCCACGCTCCAGTCGATCTCGGAGCAGCTCGACACGGAGTCCGTGCGCCAGCCAATTGCATTGGATCGCCTCCATACAGAGCCTACGAAGGCTGTCATCCACGAATGGAAGCCAGACTTGCGACCAGCGCGCATCGAAGATATGGGCCGGGCCGACCCGGAGAAGCTGCGTCAGGCTGGCATCGCGGTCGCGGTAGCTGCGCGTTCGCCGTCTGACGGCGAGATGAAGCTCGGCAAGCCGGAGCTGGCCATCCTCGCGACGCTGGCTGTCAATCCCGAGGGCCTGATCCAGAAGCGGCTGTCGACCCTGACCGGCTACTCGATCAAGTCGTCGGGGTTCGGGATCGCTCTGGCAACCCTTCGACGAGAGGAGCTGGTCGAGAAGGGGCCGCTCATCAAGATCACCGACAAGGGACTCGGTTATGTGCCGGACGGTGTCGAGCTGCCGCCACCGCCCGGACCCGAGCTGGTCGACTACTGGCTCCGGAAGCTGAAGACGACCGAACAGAGGATCCTGCGAGTGATGATCGACGCACACCCGGAGCAGCTGACCATCGACGAGATAGCTGAGCGAGCGGGCTATTCCCCAAAGTCATCGGGTCTCGGGATCGCGTTGGGGAAACTCAGGAGCACGAAGCTCATCAACGGCTTCCGCGTTAGCGAGGATGTTGTCGGCAGTTAGGCTCTTGAAGGCGGTCAGCGACCTGCTATGCTGCCGCCCAATCGCACAGAGAACGCTGGTCGTGCGTTTCGTGGGCTTCGCACGCATCGGCATCCCGAACGGACGGGTCGGCCTCAGTGGCTGGCCCGTCCCTTCTTTCGGGTGGAGGGATGATCGTGCTGGAGTTCACGGGGACCGCGGCGGCGGAGTTCAGCGCGTCGCACGTCGTGCCGGGCCACACTCGATGCGGGAGGCTCCATGGGCATCGCTGGCGGATCGTCGTCTCGATGGAGGCCGGTCAGGACCCGACGACTGGCGAGCTACACAGGGTCCCTCAGCTGGCGAACGCGGTCGAGGCGATCTGCGCCGAGGCCGACCGAGAGCACGTCAACGATATGTTCCCCGCCAGCTCCCCGACCCCAGCCGGGGTCGCCCTCTCCGTCCGCGAGAGACTGATCCTCGACTTCCCGAAGATCACCAAGGTGCAGGTCTGGGCCGATGACGTCAGCGTCACACTCTCCAGCGGCTGATCCGACCTTCGAGTGGGTTGCGATCAGCCGGATCCAGCCCAATCCATGGAACCCGAACGCCATGGATGACGAGATGTACGCGAAGGCGATCGAGTCGATCCACAGGTTCGGGTTCGTCGATCCACTTACCTGCCGGACCGAGGTCAACGCGGCCGGGGTCATCGTCTTCGAGATCATCGACGGCGAGCACCGTTGGAAGGCCGCGAAGGACCATGGCCGCTGTACCCGGGCGAAGAAGGGCGGCGGCTGGGAGCGCCACGTTGGACTGGCCGAGCTGCCGGTAACCAATCTCGGCGTGGTCATCGACAGCGTTGCCCAGCAGCTGACGATCGTCCTCAACGAGACACGGGGCGAGTACAAGCCGAAGGAAATGGGCGTTCTCCTCACGAAGCTCCTGACGGTCGAGCCGCTCCCGGATCTCCTCGAAGTCCTGCCGTTCACCAAGCCCCAGTTCGAGGAACTGGCCGAGCTGCCCAGCGTCGACTGGAACAAAGTCGGCTCAACGGCGCTCTCGACGCCGAAGCGTCAGGACCAGTTCGTCGAACGGGTCTACCGGCTGCCGACCGAAGCGGCCCAGAAGATCGACGAGGCGATCGTTGCGTGGCGAGATCGCGAAGGAGAGAGCGGTGGGCCAGACTGGAAGGCGCTCCAAGCCATCGCCGAGGAGTTTCTCGGCGCGTAGCTACGAGACGTTCTGTGGTGGCTGCGAGACGTGGTTCACTTTCGAGCTGGGAAGCCTGCTCGACCGCGGGATCGACCCGGCAGACCTGTTGAAGATCACTGAGAAGTGCTCGTACTGTGGCGCCCACTGCACGGTCGGGCCGGGGGACGTCTTGGAGCTGACATGAGCCGGACGAAGCACGACTACCCGAAGCTCCGCCTCGAATACATCCAGTCCGAGATCAGCATCCGGGAGCTGTGCAAGCGCAACGACATCAAGAACTGGTCGACCGTCAACGCCATGAAGGTGAAGGAAGACTGGGACAAGGCCCGCGAGGAGTTTCGGGAGAGGGTCGCCGAGCGTGAGATCGGGGCGCTCGTCGACGCTCGAATGAGGACGACGGCAGAGATCCATCAGGAGCTGCTGGTCGCCATTCGTCACGCCGTGCGGCGGTTCATCAAGGACCTCGCCGCGGACAAGGAAGAGGGTCAGACGGTCTCGGCCCGCGACATCATGGGCATGATCGACAAGTTCCTGCTGCTCACGGGTCAGGCAACCTCGCGCTCGGAGAGTAAGAACCTTGATCTCCACGCCATCACGGGCTTCGACGACGTCCTCCGAGGAGCCCCGCCCGACCTACTTCGAGAACTTGCAGAAGTGGCTCGCTCGAACGGAGCTGGAGCGAAGCCAGTGGGATCAGGTCCACTCATCGTCCTTGAGGGAACTCGCACGGCGTAAGGTCGTCGACGCGATCTTCGCGTACGGGGAGTACGTCTTCGGCTACCGGGCAGCCGCGCACCACCGCGAGATGATCGAGAAGATGCTCGACGCAGTGGCCAAGGCTGGAACTGCGCTGGCTCGGAACCTCATCATCGAGGAGCCCCGCGGCCACGCCAAGACGACGTGGGGCGACACGATCTTCCTGTGCTGGCTCATCAGCCAGTTCCCGCACCTCCGGATCGGGCTCCTGTCCAAGAAGGACGAGCTGGCCTACGACTTCAGCAAAGCCATCCGCTGGACCTTCGAGAACAACCCGCGGCACCACGAGATCTTCGGGCGGAACGTCTCGGCGGCGAAGTGGACGGACAAGGAGTGGTATCACTCGGACAGCCCGTGGCAGGGCCAGAAGGACATGACCCTGTTCGCCGCGGGGACGGGCTCGGCGATCGTGTCCAAGCGCTTCGACATCATCCTCGCCGACGACATCCTCGACGCCGAGAACACCAAGACGCCGGAGCAGCGCGCGGCGGTCGAGGAGTGGTGGCAGAAGACGGTCCGGCCGTGCCTGACCCCGAACGGCATCATCATCATGCTCGGGACCCGATGGGCGGTCGAGGATCTCTACGAGAAGCTCAGCGACGACGACGAGGACGGGGAAGAGTCCGATTTCGAGCTGATGCTTCGGCAGGCCATCATCGAGGACCCGGTCACCAAGGAGGTCACCGCGCTCTGGCCCGAGGTCTGGTCGCTGGAGCGACTGGCCAAGGAGCTGAAGAACATGGGGTCGGCGTGGTTCAGCTGCGCCTACCAGAACGACGTCTCGGGTCTGGCCAAGGGCAACGTCTTCCGGAAGGACGACTTCGACTACTTCAAGCGGCTCGACCCCGAGAAGAGCTACACGATCCGGATGGGGATGGACCTAGCCTCCTCGGAGAAGCAGACGGCCGACTTCACGGCCCGCTGCACGACGGCCGAGGATGAGGACGGCAACTTCTACGTACTCGCGGTCTATCGGGACCGTCGAGAAACCGATCACGCCGACTTCGTCGTCGACGGCTGGATGGCCCACCAGCACATGGCGCTCGTCATCTGCGAGAACAACGCCTTCCAGTCGACGCTCATCAAGGAGGTCATGCGGGACTACCCGCAGATCCCGATCGAGGGCAAGAAGACCGACGTCGACAAGGTGACGCGCGCCAGAGCGGTCGCCGCCAAGTACGAGGCCCACAAGGTCTTCCACCACATCTCGCTGAAGGGCGGCGAGTTCGAGCAGGAACTGCTGACGTTCCCGAAGGGGCACGACGACATGATCGACGCCCTCGGGTTCTCGATGGATCTCGGAGGCGACGAGTTCAGCTTCACGTCAGCTCGGAGGTGAGTCATGGCGGAGATCGAGCGGGCCGCCCCTCAGCTCCCCAAGCTCGTTTGCGACTGGTGCCTCCGTAAGCGGGAGTGCCACACCTTCGGGAGCCCCGGCCTTCGGCGACGGGCGCTCTGTCCGCCCTGTCTCTGGGCCTTGGTTCATCAGGCATTGAAGTGAGGTCACCGTGGGGCTGAAGAGGCTGAAGTTCAGGGACGGGCGGCGGTGGGTGCCCGAGCACGTGGCCGCGATGATGGTGGGGCTCAAGACCCACACGATGACGCACCAGCAGGCCCTCGACGCTGCCAATGAGCGGCTGACGAAAGACCACATCGAGCGAGCGTTCGACGGGATCGTCTCGGCTCACTTTCGCGATCACGGAGGCGGTTGATGGGGATCGTCGTTGACCTCGCCCGCGCCGCGGTCGCGGCATCCGGCCGCAAGGCCAACGAGAAGGCCGTACCCGCCAGTGCCTCCATGGCGCCGACGGAGTCCGGTCGGCAGGGCAAGCCGAACGTCCGGCTCTTCCGCCATTGGGCGGAGCATTCAGAGCTGGTTCGCGGCGCCATCGACATCAGGCGTGGGCAGGTTGCGGTCGCGGAGTGGGACATTCTGCCCGTCGACGGCGATCTGAGCTACTCACAGTCCCTAAAAGCTCAGATCGTTGACCTGTTCGACCGGCCGAACCCGACCCGTGCCAGCTTCCGCTCGTTCACAGAGCCAGTGGTCGAAGATGTCCTCGTGCTCGATGCTGGCTCGATCGAGAAGGTCCGCAATCTGCGGGGACAGATCGCCCAGCTGTGGGCGGTCGACGGCGGCGAGGTCCGGGTTGCCAAGTATTGGGACGGCGAAGAGGACGAGGCTCGGTACTTCTGGTATCCGGACGGGCAGGTTCGAGCGCGCTGGACGAACAGTGAGTTCACTTACATCATGTCCCGCCCGGCGTCGTACCGGGTCGTCGGCCTCTCTACCATGGAGGTCCTGAAGGCGACGATCGACCGCGAGCTGGGTGCCGACGCCTACAACTCGCGGCAGGTGACCTCGGCCGCGCCGGACGGTCTGCTCGATCTCGGCGAGGGCGTTCGACCAGATCAGGTCGAGAAGTTCAAGGCGTACTGGCTGGCGGAGATCGCCGGGCGCGGCGCCATGGCCATCCTCGGCGGATCGCGGAACGCCAAGTTCCACCACTTCCGGATGTCGAACCGGGACATGCAGTTCGCCGAGTGGCAGAACTACCTGCTCCGCAAGACGGCTCTCGTCTTTGGGCTCGCCGCTCAGGACCTGAACGCGGTCACCGACGTGAACCGGGCCTCGGCCTCGGTCTTTCAGGAGAACACCGAGGATCGTGGCCTGCGGCCGCTCCTCGGGCTCGTGGCCGACTACTACACCCGCGAGATCGTCTGGGATGAGGGCTTCGGCGGGGCCGAGAACAACCTCCGCTTCGCGTTCACCAAGCTGAACCTGAAGGAGACGCTCGACAATGCCAAGGTCGAGGCAACCCAGACCGGCAACATGCCGACGCGCAGCGTCGATGAGCTGCGGAAGAAGGCTGGGCTGGAGCCGTGGGGACCGCCATTCGATCTGCCAATGGTCGTCACACCGACAGGCGTCGTCATCCTCTCGGATGTCCCGACGGCACGCGAGGTCATGCAGTCGAAGGAGAAGCCCGAGCCGAAGCCCCCGGCGCCGACAAAGGCGGGCGACATTCATGTGGCTGCGACGGACCTGACGCCTATCCGGGATCTCTTCGAGCGGTTCTCGGGCGATCAGGAGAAGCTCATCGAGGCGATCGCGCTGCGAGATACCCCGCCCGCCGAGGTCCACATCGACGCGGGGGCCGTTCAGGTCCATCTCGATGCTCCGGTGACCGTCGAGGCGGCGCGCAAGCCGGACGTCACTCGCGAGACGGAGTTCAAGTTGGACGGAAGCGGCCGCATCGTCGGCAAGAGGGAGGTCGAGACCAGTGCCGATTTCGAACGCTAATCTCAAGTGGTACCTCTCGGGTGGCTCCGGGAACACCGATCCGAACGCATCGCTCGGCGGCGCGCGGAGCACGACCCTTGCTCCGTCCAGTCTGTTCGACACCGTCACGGGCGACGAGAGTGCGGCCGGTGACACCGAGTATCGCTGCGTCTACTTCCGGAACGAGGACGCCGACGCCGACGGGCTCATCAACCCGATCCTCTGGATCCTGTCGAACACACCGTCGGCCGACACGACGGTCGCCGTCGGTCTCGATCCGGCTGGCAAGGGCGGAACGGCCACGACGATCGCCAACGAGAACACGGCCCCTGCCGGGGTGAGTTTCAGCTCGCCTGCCACGAAGGGGGCCGGGCTCGCGCTGCCATCGACACCATATGCTCAGGACGAGTTCATTGCGGTCTGGATCAGGCGGACGGTCGACGCTGGCGCGGCCTCGGCCGCTTCTGACCCGGCCACTCTCCGGGTCGAGGGAGACACGATCTGATGGTCGCCCTTCGCGCGGAGTCATTCCTCGGGATCGCTTCGACGGCCGAATGGATCTCGAAACACGCCGGGTCTATCACCGGGGCCGGTCACTCGTTTCCCGGTGGTAATGGTCGCAACGGCGGCAATGCTGGTCGCGCCAACAGCGGCAATGCGTGGGTTGCAACCTACGACTCGGTCGCCACCGCGTACGCTGGCGGAGCCCACAAGACTCCGTCGCTTCCGGCGGGCACGAGCGAGCTGTTCTCGTTCCTTGATGCGACGGTCACCCACATCACCTTCAACCTGAAACCCGACGGGGCAATCGATATCCGCCGGGGGACGACGAGCGGCACGTTGCTCGCCACCTCCGCCGCGGGAGTGATCGTCGCGGGGTCCTTCTCCTACGTCGAGTTCAAGGCGCTGGTCGCCAACTCGGGCGGGATCGCCGAGTGCCTCGTCAACGGCGTTTCGGTCGTCTCGTTCAGCGGCGATACCCAGAACGCCGGAACGGCCGCCAGCACGCAGGCCAAGTTCTGGCACCCGGCCACAGGGAGCGACTGGACCGACCTCTATTATGGCGACACGGGCGCCTACTATGGCGACGGACGGGTCGAGCTTCGCAGTCCGAGCGCAGCGGGCAACTCCACAGTCCTCACTCGCGGCGGAGCCGACAGCGGGGCGAACTGGTCGCAGGTCGACGAGGGCGTTCCGAACGACGACACCGACTACGTCACCTCGGGCACGCCGGGTGACAAGGATACCTACGCCCATCAGGATCTGGTCTCCATTGGCGGGGTCGTGAAGGTTGTCCAGATCGTCGGGCGGATGAGGAAGGACGATGCCGGAGCCCGCTCTGTCGTCATGGTCGCCCGCCTCTCGGCGACCGAGGTCGACGGCCCGGCTCAGACGCTCAACACCAGTTATGCCACGTTCGCCGACCCCCGGACGACCAAGCCCGGTGGTGGTGCGTGGACGATCTCGGACGTGAACAGCGCGGAGTTCGGCGTAAAGATCAACGCCTGATCCCTGATGGCTGACAGGGTCTCGACCGAACACGTCGAAGTCTTCGTTGTCCCCGACACCCAGAAGGCCCGCGTCAGCGCCGAGCACGTCGAAGTCTTCGTCGTTCCAGACACCCAGAAGGCGCAGATCAGCGCCGAACACGTCGAAGTCTTCGTTGTCCCCGACACCCAGAAGGCGCAGATCTCGGCCGAATACGTCGAGGTCTTCATCGCAGGGGCGACGACCGGAGAGCCCGTTTCCTCCGACCTCGCCTTCGATGCGTCGATCATCAACCTCGGGCAAGCATCGCTCACCTTCGACTACGAGATCCTCCCGGAAGGTGTAGATCAGGCCGGGGCGGATCTTGGTATCGACTACGCGATCGGAGTCGCTGGTGGTGTCCATAAGGACCTGACGTTCAGCGCCCGGGTCACGAAGGCGACTAAGCTCAAGCAGCGCGGCAAGGACCTGCGGATCGGCTGGCAGGTTCAGGCCCTGACGGTCATCGGACGCGACTACCAGATCAACTGGATCATCGAGCCGCCGCTCGTCGGCGCCGACCTCGACATCAATGCCCCGGTCGACATCAACACGGTCGCCGGGGCCGACCTGCCGTTCACCTTCGAGGTCGAGAACCCGCGACCTCGGGTGGGGCTCTCATTCGATGCCACGATCAGAGCGCTGGTCAATGGCGACCTGCCGTTCGACGCCGGAATGCGGGCACCGGCTGACGGCGATCTGATGATCGACGCGCCGATCGAGGGCGCCACGGTCTCCAGCGATCTCACGATCGACTTCGAGATCCAAGCGCAACGGCGTCGGGGTACAGCGTTCATCGTCGGGCCGCGGACCGAGGAGCCGAAGAAGCCGAGGCAGCGCGGGAAGTATCCGCGGCAACGACAGGCGGATCTCGCGTTCGACGCGCCGATCAGGCGGTTGGCCAACTCGGACTTCATGGTCAGCTCGCCGATCCTTGCGCTGGTGGCGGCCTCGGTGACTCTCGGCTCAAGGATCGCTCGCTCGGCCGGATCCGATCTCGGGATCGACTCGGTCCGCTACGACTTCTACGACTGGAACCGCGACGTCCTGCTCGCGGAGATTGACCCCGACCTCGTTGGAGGGTGACGTGATCCCGCTCTTTCGCGTTCAGATGAGCCCCTCGGCGGAGATGAGGGCTGATGCCGTCCTCTCCTCGGGCTACGTGGGTCAGGGGCCGATCGTCGACGAGTTCGAGGCGGCGCTGGAACCATGGATGGGTGTTCGTCCAGTTGCCCTCAACTCGGGCACAGCAGCGCTCGAACTTGCCCTCAGACTCGTCGGGGTCCAAGGGCGGAAGGTCATCTCGACACCGATGACCTGCTCGGCGACGAACATCGCCATCCTGAACGAAGGCGGCGAGGTCGTCTGGGCCGACATCGACCCGCGGACAGGACTCATCGACCCGGCATCGGTCGGGGCTCGGCTGATCGAGCACGGCGATGAGATCGCTGCGGTGATGGCCGTCGACTGGGGCGGCCAGCCCTGCGACTACGACGAGATCAGGCAGCGGACGCAGACCCGGAACATCCCGATCATCGAGGATGCCGCTCACGCGATCGGAGCGACATACCGGGATCGCCCGGTCGGGACCGTGGCCGACTACACGGCATTCAGCTTCCAAGCCATCAAGCACCTGACGACAGTCGATGGCGGGGCTCTCGTCGTGCCTATCGAGCAGGCCGCCCGGGCTCGGCGACTGCGCTGGTTCGGCATCGATCGCGACACGCCGGTCGAGTGGCGGGGGTCCCTCGACATCGAGGAGGCTGGAGCCAAGTGGCACATGAACGACGTCACGGCGTCGATCGGTCTCGGCAACCTCGGCTCGCTGGAACAGATACTCGACGGTCATCGCCGGGCGAACCGGGCCTACTCGATCATGCTGGATCGCCGCTTCGTCCGAACGGCGCCCGTGTATCCTCACGACGGATCGTGGTGGATGGAGACTGTGCTCCTTCCCGATCGCGCAAGCAGGGACGCGTTCGTCGAGCACATGGCCAGCCTCCACACGCAGGTCAGTCAGGTCCACTGGCGCAACGACCTTCTCACGGTCTTCGCCCCGTTCAGGCGGGAGTTGCCGGGCGTCGATCACTTCTCGGGCAGGATGATCTGCCTGCCCGCCCATCCGGAGACGCCGGTCCCGCTCGTCATCGAGCAGGCCAATGAGTTCTTCGATGCGTGACGCCGAGTTGGTCGTGGACGTCGTGTCGGGCGGCGTCCTGCTCATATCGGGGGACGTCGTCAAGGTGTACGCCGACGAGATCTATCTCGGGAAGGGAACGCGGATCTCACCGGACCTCCAGATCGGGATGCCGGACAAGCCGGTGAAGCGGTTCGAGGTCGGTGACCAGTGTCGGCTCTACGGCGGCCAGA